ACAACTCGTCCAGCAGTTAATCCGTCAGCAGTTAAAGTTGCCGCTCTTAAATCGTGAGAACCTATGTCAATATTTGCTGTAGCTGTTATTGCAGCGGTTGTTAAAGCACTAATTGTCGTAGCAGCTATTGTTCCACCTTCTACTTTATCACCAGAGATTTGATTAGCTGCGAGTGTAAGCGTTCCAGCAGATACATCTAAAGTTTTCCCAGAGCCAACTGTAACATTTGACGTTGCTATTGTTGCACCATCAATCGTTCCAGAATCAATATCTACTTCAGTCATGTTCTGACTATTAAAATCAATAGCACCTGAAAAAGAAGTAGCCCCTAAACTAACAGTCCCTGTAGTTGTAAGATTATTCGAGCCAATATCTATTGCACCAAAGCCTGAACTAATAGCACCTGCGTTCAAAGTTCCAACTGTCGTTACCTGAGCTTGACTCGCATCTACACTTAGAGAGTGTGCAATGTTCTCACCGCTTGTAGCTCCAGAAGATGTAAGTCCAGTTCCAGCAGTTATATTTTGAACATAGTCTCCAGTTGTGTCGGTTGTAAGAGCTACTGAATTTGCTTGAATTGAAGCAACTCCTGCTTCTGTAATTAATACATCTCCGCTTACAGAACTAAAGATTGCATCTTCTAAATTCTCAAATGTTATTTTACCAGAGCCATTATCTGTAGCATCAACCATTGCAATAAAGTCTGCATCAGCTATAGTTGTTTCAGTAGTCAATTCATTAAGATCTACTGTGAAAGTTCTATTGGCTGCGATTGTTCCACCACCACTTAAACCTACACCAGCAGTTAAAGTAACTGCGGTATGATCGATATGTTCATTAGCAACGAACCCACTTAAGTTATCGTGTACAATTTCTGAATCTACTGAATTAAAAGTTATTGTATTTCCAGAACCTACAGTCACAACACCAGTTCCCCCTGTAAGTGTTAAGCTCTCAGAATCTAAATCTATATTCAAAGCACCACCAGAATCACCAGAAAAATCTAAATCTTGAGCATTTAGTGATGTTGTTACGGCATCCACATAAGCTTTTACTGATTGTTGGGTTGGAACTTTTACGGCTGAATTTGACGACATATTATCTTCATCTACAAAATCTGTAATTGTTATAGTTCCGTCCGTTAAGCTTCCGAAAGAAACAGTTCCGTCAGCAGTAAATCCATTAGCTGTTATTGTATAGTTTCCAACATCAACTGAGTTAGCTACTGTTAAAGAAGTAATTGCATCTACTGTTCCACCATCAATATCGGGTGTATTAATATCTGGAGCAGTTAAAGTTTTATTTGTTAAAGTGTCGGTGGTTACTTTTCCTACAAAAGTATCTGTAGAATCTGGAATAGTCCAGGTTCTATCGGCAGTTGGATCTGTTATTGCTAAAGTAGTTTCATAATCGTTAGCAGTAGATCCTTCAAAAATTAAATTTGTTGTAATTGTAGCATTGACGGCAACTGTATCTGAAACAGCATCACCAATACTCGTATTCCCTGTGGCTGTAAAATTAGCAAATTGAGCTGTTCCAGTTCCTGTTAAATTGCGAATTCCACTCAAATCTTTATTGCTGTCTACCAAAAGAAATTTGGAAGCAGAAACTGTCCCTGCTACAATTCCGTCTAATAAATTTAATTCAGCTGCACTTGTTGTGACTAAAGTTCCCCCTAATTTTAATCCGTTCGTGCCATCATGAGAAGCTATGTCAAAATTGTAAGATCCATCTATAATTTGTACTTCTGATGTAGATATTTGTAATGGTGTTCCAGTTCCGTCACCATCGTACACACGAGTGACAGATCCACCAACTCCACCATCAATATGTAATAATTGAACATATCCTGTGGAGACAGCTACGTTGGTTAAATCTATTGCCATAATTCTATTCCTTTAAATTTTAAAAAGGTTAGGGAGCTAATTAAAGCTCCCCACCTATGTTATTTAACTATCCAGTTTAAGGATTGTTAAAATTAACTATTTGACCTGCAGCAGTTCCTACCGCTTGAGTCAGAGAAGCGCCAAAAAGTACATCGGCTACTACACTTGTTGATAAGTAGTCAATATCGTACACTGACTGAACTCTTGGCTCCATTTGCATTGCAAAAAGAACGGAGTCTTTTGAAAAGATCGAAGCAGTTTCGTCACCAGTTCCGCCATCATCGTCCCAATCCGTACTGGTATAAACTGGCATGCCATAAATAGCTCCAAGTTGCCCAGTAATATTTGGACCGACACCTGCAGTTTCAGGACCACGCTGTTGAAAGTCAGAGAATTCACCAAGACTCATTAGACTCATGTAACCAGCTGGGGAAGCATAGAAATGCGTATCGCCATTGGTGTAGTCTACATTGATGTCAAGTAATTTCTGCATTCCTGAACGAACAAGAGCTGTAGTAAACGTGTTGTCTGCGGCCAGAGTAACGTCGTTTGCTGTAGCTGTTTGAATTAGAACTGCTAGATAATTTTCTATCTTTTTAGATAAAGCATATCCCATGGATTTAGCATATAAAGAAAAGAGGTCATATGATCCCTGCACCCTTACGATGTCATCGATTCTTTTTGCTTCATAAGCATGTTGATCTATGGAGATTGTTGCTTCTCCATCTGTTTGTGCGGCATAGGTTACTACTGCACCTGCACCTTTTGCTGCTGCTGTTTCTTGAGAAATTCTCGGAACATGTACTGTATCACCTGTAGCTATGTCAGAAACATTTGTTACCTGATTACGAATTCTGAAATTTGCTTCAGCATAATCAAGAATTGCTTCTTTCCACACTTCGGGGACGAATACGGCAGCTGTTGATAAAGTTACGTTTGCCATTGTTTATCTTTCTATTTTTTCCTCATAATATCTGCAAAGTTTTTCTTTCGGTCTGACGCTGAAAGGTTTTTCCATTCCAACACTTTTCCACCAGATACTCCTCCACCGCTATTATCTACTTGAGGTATTTTATTTGTAAATTCTGTTTTCATTTGTTCCAGTGTTTCAGAATCCAACTTAGACATTTTCTCTCTAAGGTTTTCTGGAAAAGATTCAAGCAATCTTTCTTTCCTTGATTGCTCTATTGAATAGAACTTTTGGGCATCATCTTTAAATTTATCACGATCAGTCTTGGCTTCTTCATATAGAGATTTATATTCTTCTCTTGCTTCAGCTTCTTCTGTTTCACGACTTTTAATTTTAGCTTCTAATTCTAATATCTTAGAATCTTTAATTTTATTTGATTCATTGACTTTCTTAAACCTATACCCTGGAACACTATAATCTTCAGCAGTATCGTTACTGTTTACGGCTTCAGTTTTTACATCCTGAACGATGGCTTCAGTTTTTACGTCCTGAGTGACTTCTTGTTCTGACATTTATATCCTCTTTTGTGAGTTGTTATCCAATTACTATCTCCGTCTTACCGCTTGCATCTTTCATAACTTTCTTAATTTCCTTATTAAAGAATTCAGCAATAAATTTTTCTTCCATTTCCGTTACTGGTTTAGAAGTAGTTGAAATGGCTCTCCCTTGTAATTCTTGTGCGTTTGCTTTTATAGCCTGTTGAGGTGGCATGCCTATTGTAACCTGATCCTCATTAGTTCTCCCGAGCTTGACTTTTAAACTGCCCAACATATCATTCGTTAAAGTAAGATTGACATCTCTTGGACTGCCTGGCTTATGCTTTGTTGATTGTCTTTTAATATTGCCTTCTTGTTTTCTTTTCCAGTAAGGTTTTATACCTTTTCTTGAGTAGGCTTTAAATAATCCATCAACTCCATAACCTCGTTGAGTTCTTTCAATTATAAGACCAATCATTTCTTCCCCAAGCTTTATCATCTTCTGCTTAGTTGTTAGCTTATTAAACATGCTGTCTATTGGTTTAGCTTTAGCCACTTAAAGAAACCCCTCTTAGCTTAGCTTCTTTCTTAGCCCCTTTAGGATCAAACATTTGAGTTTGCTTAGTAAGCAATCTCCATTGATGTCTACAATTATATCCACCACGCTCAATAAAACCATTAGAAACGATTCCATTTATTTGGGACCTCGTTAATTGTCCGCTTGACATAAGTTGCAAGCAAATAGGTCTTGTCTTTTTATCGACTGGACCAGTGTAAACATAAGCAACGTTCTTAGGTAATTGATCCGCCATTAAAGAGTTAATAGAAGCTGTATAATTACTTAAGGCGGTAGTTACTAATGTCTCTATCTGATCTGGTCGTAGAGAGGTTGTTACGCCCTTAATAATATCGTTCTTGCTTAATCCCCCTAATATGCCCGAGGTTA